GGATACAGAACAGTTGGTATTGCAGAGGCAAAGGACAACAAGAAAGTGGCAATTTATGTTCATACTGCAGCGGCGTAAGGATGTGATCAAATGTATGTGAATTACGGATATTACGAATCAAAATATCTTCTGGGCAGGGAACCAACTGTCCCGGAAGATGATTTCTTGTTCTGGGAAAAGCAGACAGAGAGGGTACTGAATCAGTACACATTCGGCCGCCTGAACGCCGATACAGGGCTTTTGAGTGATGAGGTGAAAGATTGTGCATGTGAACTCACAGAACTTTTATATCAGGCAGATAAGAGTACACAGCAGGTCATAGCACAGGGTGGTGTACTGCAGTCATATTCTAATGATGGAGAATCCGGAACCTTTGATCTGTCACAGTCTACTTTTACAGAAGGAGGCAAGGCAAAGAAGATCAGCGAAATCATTCATCGGTATCTCGGGAATACAGGCCTTTTGTATCGGGGAGTGTGACCATGAATCAGAATTACATCCACACGATTACTTTATACAACCGGATCCAGGCAACAGACAGCGAAGACAAAAGGGAGCACTGGCAAAGAACCGTGCTCCATAACTGCTTCTGGAAATCTGAGGTAAAGACCAGTTTTAGCGGAACACAGGCAAGTGTACAGAATACTTATGTTGCCAGGATCCCGGATGACGAAAGGTATCTTCCATATGCAGAATATGCAAAAAAACCGGAAGGGCATTTTACCATGTCACAGGGAGATATCGTGATTTACGGTGAATGCACAGAAGAGATCACAGGAGTTTCCGGACAGACTGCCGCTCAGATTTTGAACCGTTATAAGCCGAACGCTTTTAAAGTGACTGCATCTGCAGATAATACGAAGTTTCCTGTTGCGAAGCATTACCGCCTGGGAGGATAAGGCATGAAGGTAAAATTTGACTGGAAGAAATCACCCCGGGAGATTGCAAAAGAAAAGGTTGACGGGCGGGATAATATGTTGTTTCTGGCGAATCAGGCAGCAGAATTCATGGACCCGTACGTGCCGGCAGATAATCTGGTACTTGCACAGAATATATCCATTACTGCAGATGATGACTGTGGACATATTACGTATAATAGCCCATATGCCCATTACCAGTGGGAAGGTGAACTGTATGGACCAAACTATCCTATCATGGATGGAGGAGAAATTGTTGGTTTCTATTCTCCGCCGCATAAGACTCCGACAGGAAAAAGACTGCAGTACAGTGATTTCCGGCATCCTCTGGCAACAGATCACTGGGACAAGGCAATGATGACTGCGAGAAAAGATGATCTTGCAAGAGCCTATGAGAATCATCTGAAAGGAAAAACGCAATGACAAAACATGAGGCAGTAAAAGCGTACTTTGAACCAAAAGTGGAAGAACTGGCGGGGAGTCTGCTGAACTTCAATTTTTCTCCGGAAGCACCGGACAGCATCTCTCTGATCACAAATTATTCTGACAAAGTCAGAAAGAAGTACATCACCGGGGATGTACAGAAAGAATATGGATTTTCTATTATCATCGTAAAGCCGTATTCATCCGAGCAGGATGATCTCAATCTGGAAGCCATGAATTTTGCACAGGCATTTATGGACTGGATGGATGAACAGAATGAAAAGAAAGAATATCCGGATATGGGCGGAAACTGTACGGTGGAAAAAATGGAAAATCTTCAGAACATGCCGAACCTGTCTGGGGTAAATTATGAACAGGGGCTGGCACGTTATATGATACAGGCAAGGGTTATTTACACAGAAAGGAAGACGAAAGCATGAAATTAGAAAGAGAAGCGTTACGTCACTATCTGGATTACAGCTTCAAGGGAGAGGCAAAAACAGCAACATGGGAAGTCCTGGGGGATGACATCGAGGAGATGTCCATGGAACTGAATCCGGATACTGAACAGAAAAGAAATATTCTTGGGAAGTCCAAGGTGAATGACAAGGGATATGATCCATCGATGAGCGCGGATCCATACTATGCAGATCCATCAAAGAAGATTTATCCGAAGCTCAGGGAGATTGCAATGAAACGACTGAAGGGTGATAAATGTAAGACTTTGATGCTGGAGGTTATCGTGGAAGATACAAGTGCTGCCAAACATCTTGCATATGTTCAGGAGGTCATGGTAAAACCACAGTCTTATGGTGGAGGTACAGAAGGAGTGAATTTTCCGTTCAATGTGCTGGAAGACGGAACAAGAATCGAAGGATATGTTACTTCTGAATCACTGAAAACAGATGCTCCGGTATTTACAGAAGGTTCTATTGATTCAGTGTAAGAAGGAAAGGATTATAGGGATGCCGGATATGGCATCCCGTGTTTTTTATAGCAAAATTAAGGAGAAATAGAATGGCTTCATTAGAGAAAAAAACAAACGAGATCATCATCGAGGACGGTAGTAAGACTTATGAGATTAAGAACCGTCAGGGGAAGAAACTGGCAGAGTTCTGTTTCCGTCCGGCAGATACCAATATCCTTGCCAGATACGAGGATGTCAGAAAATTCTTCAATGAGTTCAAGCTTCAGGATGAGGATGACATTGTAGAATGCCAGCAGAAAGTAATTGAACAGCTGGATTATCTGACAGATGCAGACACAGGGAACACATTCTTCAGTATCATGGGACCATTTTCACCGATGCCGGATGGTTCTTTGTTCTGCGAAACGTGTCTTGATACGGTATGCAGCGTCATCAGTAAAGAATTTGATGTACGTCTGGAGAAAGCAAAAAGCCGCGTAAACAAATACACAGCGAAGTACCATTCTTCCAGAAGAAGATGCACGAAAAAGAAACGCCGTCATGGATGATCAGTGGAGACTTCCAGAAACTATTGAGTTAGGCGGCGAAGAATATGACATCCGGACAGATTTCAGGGCGATCTTGGATATTTTAAAGGCAATGGCAGATCCGGAACTGTCAGATCAGGAAAAGTCGCAGGTGATGCTTGAAATCCTGTACTGGGATCCGGAAGAAATTCCAATTGAATATTTAAATGAAGCCCTTGAAAAAGGGAAAGAATTCATTGACTGCGGAATTACCGGCGAAGGTAAAAGCAAAGTTCAGTTAATGGATTGGGAGCAGGATTCACCCATCATTGCACCAGCAGTCAACAAAAATATCGGAAAAGACATCCGTTCTCTGGAATACATGCACTGGTGGACGTTTTTGGGGGCTTATATGGAGATTGCGGACGGGCTGTTCAGCCAGGTACTCTATATTCGCCAGAAGAAAGCCAAAGGAAAGAAACTGGAAAAATGGGAGATGGAATTCTACCGAAACAATAAGAAATTGATTGATCTGAAACAGACAGTGAAAAAACGGTCAGTTGAGGAAGAGGCAGCTCTGAATGAGTTGTTTGGAATTAAGAAGTAGTGAGGTGGTTGCGTGGCAGATGGAACATTAACAATTGATACAGCAGTAAATGAAAAAGGCATCGAAGTTGGAGTAAAGGACATCGAAGCTTCCATGAAGCGCATGGCATCCACCGCAGACGAGGCAGGAAACAAAACAAGAAGTGCAGTCCAAAAACAGATGGATGCGATATCTGAATTGAATGATGCCATTAAAGAAACCAGTAAAACGGCATCAAAGGCAGAAAAACAGGAATTTACGATAACCAGAGCACCTGAAGTAAATTACGATTATGACGGACCTCTCCATGGACCTGTAACGGTAAGTCCTGAGAGTCTGGGATATTCCAAAGAAGCTATGGAAGCAATAGAAGCGATAAGCCAAAAAGCTGAAGTTTCAGAAGAACATATAGCAGATCTTAATGCAGAACTACAGAAGCTCAAGGAAAGGCAGAAAGAACTGGCAAAGGCAGGAGTAGGTCTTGGTTATGAAGAATTTGACCGAAACACAGCTAGGATTGCAGAAATCAATGATAAATTGAAAAATTATAAAAAAGAAATTACTGGTGCAGAAGAAAAAAGCTGGTTAAAGGAACTGGGTGAGAGTGCTGAGATTTCAGAAGAACATATTGTGGAACTCAATGCAGAGCTTCAGAAATTGAAGGAAAGACAGGGAGAACTGGGGAAAGCTGGTATCGGACTTGGATATGAAGAATTTGATCAGAATGCTGCAAGGATTGCGGAGATTAACGCTGAATTGAAGGAATATCAGCGAGAAGTATCCAATGCAGAAGCAAAGTCTGGTCCTTTAGCATCTATGTGTGAAAAACTTGATAAAATGTCCAGCAAGCTTGTACAGAAAGGTATGAAACAGCTTAAATCCAGTATGAAGAGCCTGATCCGTACAGTGGAGAAGCTGAGTATGAAGCTCCTGAAACTGTCGGCAAGTTCCGTTGCAGGCGGCATCAGGAAGATATCTTCAGGTATCTTCAGCATCCATAAGTCGGCGAACAAGAGTACTTCATCACTTGGCACAATGACCAAGGCGATACGGACATTGCTGAAATACACAATTGGAATCCGTAGTTTCTATGTGCTGATGAATAAGCTGCGAAGTGCAGTGGTCGATGGATTTAAAAATCTCGCGCAGTACAGTGGTACAACTAACAATAGCATTTCTATGTTGATGTCGGCTCTTACACAGCTGAAAAATGCCCTTGCGACTGCATTCAATTCAATTCTGACAGCAGCAGCACCGGCACTGACGAAATTTATCAACCTGCTTTCTCAGGCATTTACCTATGTTGGAATGTTTTTCGGAGCTCTGACCGGACAGAAGACCTTTACGAAGGCGGTGGCTGTTCAGCAGGATTATGCAGCAAGCCTTGACAAGACGGCGGACAGTGCCAAGAAAGCGGCGAAAGCTCTGGAAGGGTATCTGAGTCCGATTGATGAGATCAATAATTATGATGATGGCAGTGACAGTTCCTCAACAGATGGAACCGGCGGCGGTTATACAGGCCTGACACCGGATCAGATGTTTGAAGAGGTTCCGATTAAGAACTCCATCCGGGGAATTGCCGATAAAATTCGGAAGCTTATAAAACAGGAGAACTGGGAGGGACTTGGAAAATTTATGGCCCAGTGCATCAACAAGGGGCTGAAACACGTCTATGATGCAATCAGCTGGAAAAAGGTCGGGCCGAAGATCACAGAGTTCTGTGATGCATTCACTGGAACTTTTAACAGTCTGACTGACAATATAGACTGGGACCTCTTGGGGCGTACCGTCGGTGCAGGAATCACAACGCTGATCAAGTCGTTCAACCGTCTTACCGATCCAGGCACAGGCATCAACTTCGAGAGGCTTGGAAGCGGAATCTCCCAGGGATTACGAGGAATGATCAATGAGATTCCTTGGAGAGAGTTTGGAAATGCTCTCGGAAACAAATTTATGATCGCATGGCGAATGTTTGATGGCTTTGTACAGGATATGGCCAGAAAAAACGATGCCGGGATTACAGGCTGGCAGGAACTTGGAAATGCAGTGGCAGAAGCCCTGAATGGTATGTCTGACAAGGTAGACTTCTCAGATATAGCAGATTCCCTGACGGCAGGAATCAATGGTGCATTTGAGAGCCTGGCACAGTTCACAGAAGATTTTGACTGGAACGAAGTAGCGGAAAATATTGGCAATGGAATCGCGACCTTTATAAAGGATTTCAAATGGAAAGAAAATGGAGAAGCACTTGGAGATTTCCTTTCTCATTTGTGTACAGCACTTACAGATGCTCTGACACCGGAAACTTTTCATGATTTGGGCAAAGGAATTGGAGAGTTTCTTGGACAGATGCCATGGGGAACTTTACTCAAAACAGCAGCTAAACTACTGATTAGTGGATTTGCCGGAATTTTCAATGGTCTGGATGAAAGCGGAACAGCAGGAAAGATAGCTTCTTTTCTGGGGAAAGCATTTCTCGCAATAAAAATTGGACAGATTACAGGGCTTAGTTCGTTTGTGGCTTCTCTTGTTGCGTGGATTGGAAAGAAGCTGC